CGGCATTGTTGGAGGAGGATCTAAAAGATGACAAAAAAATATAAAAACGGATTTATAACACTTGACGCAGAAATGTTTCCGTCGGTGGCACAAGAAACAATAGACAGAGAAATTAAAAATTTTGAGCCGATGAAAAAGGCAATAGAGAAGTTGTATGAGTATGAGCAAAAAGTATAAGGGATTTAAGGGTAGCGGCTACAACAAAAAGTCGCTACCGAAATACACAAATAAAACATTGCTGAAAATTATAAAAAAGGCAATGGCGAGCAAGTTGGAAATTGATTGTAAGTATTGAGGAGGATACATAATGCGAGAGATACTATTCAGAGGTAAACGTATAGACAATGGAGAATGGATAACAGGCGGTATATTTCAGCAAAAAGCTGATGATGTAAAAGATGAAGTAGTGTATATAATTGATAATTCATCAAATGATGTTGACTGGGCACATAGGGTTATACCTGAAACAGTAGGACAATTTACAGGAGTTACCGACAAAAAAGGAAACCGAGTTTTTGAGGGAAGTATATTCCGATATGAACCGCATTTCACAACGGAGAAAGCGTGTTTAGGAATAGTTAAATACAGAAATGCATACGACAGACAACGTGTGTGTAATGACTGTGGTTTTGTCATAGAGTGGCAACATGAGCCGTTAATGACGCTACGAGAAGATTTATTATACTGGTGCGGTGACGGGAAATCAGCCAGTGTTATAGGCAATATACACGATATGAATGATAATCCCGAATTGTTTGAGGAATAAAAAAATGGAATACCGGAAAGTCAAAAAGAGTGAATTGGGCGAAGAATTGCACGAATTCAAAAAAAAAAGAAACGGAGGAAAAATAAATGAAAAGAAGATTTGTAAAAATAATTGGAATATTGATGATGTTTTGCATAGTGGTAATGCTGACGGCGTGTTCAGAGGCGGAAATGGTAAACTACAATATGTCAAAACAGGCAGATTATTTTGAATGTGAACGAAAAATCACCGTTTACAATGCACGAACAGATAATATCGTGCTTGAGGCGGAGGGATATATGAGTATATCCAATAATACAACTAATGAATTGGTGATAACTGTTAAAACGGGTGAGAATTCGTATAAGAAAAACTATGTGTATTTAAACGAATACACAATGTATGCGGTTGAGGATATAACAGGGACACATACAGACCCATATCATTACAAATTGTATTGGCACACGCACGAGGGCGTGAGTATTGAGGCGAAATAAAATTAAGGAGGAACAGTAATGAAAGTAGAGTTGAAAGTGAACGGCAAAACCGTTCAAGTTGAAATGACAAAAGAACAGGCTAAAATATTGGGATTGGCGGAGGAACGAAGCCGAACAGGATATGAGAGGGTTAAAAAAGGTGACGTGTATTATCTTGTCGATATATACAATAATATAATGAGAGTCACAGAAGATAATGACCAAGGTGATAAGCAATGTTATAGCACAGGAAACTATTACAGTGACAAGATAATTTCCGAGAACAATGCAAGAGCAGACAGATTATTGTGCTGTTTAAGACAGTGGCAGGCATTGAATGATAGGGCGATAAATTGGAAAAATAAGGATATTCACAAATATACTATAAGATATGACTATGCTATGAATATGTTCAATGTAATTCCAAATTTCTGTGAAAGATGTTTAAATGATGTGTATTTTACTACAAGAGAAACAGCCCAAAGAGCTATAAATGTGTTTAAAGTTGAATTAGAA